AAAACTGTGCGTACTTCTTTTGTAAATTAAGCAAGGGTGACATAACTGCCTGTTTTGCAATTCCCCTTTCGATGCCAACAGAAATAGGGCTGTAATCACGCACAGCTTGGAAGATCTTGATAGCTGTCTCATCTAATGTCCAACGCCCATATATAATGTTTTCTACGTACCAGTCTCCGTTGTCCCCTACTTTAACTACAGATATAGCAGTCTCGTCAAGCTTGGTATTCTTTGTACGTTTTTTGCCTACTTCTTCAAAACCTGCCAAGTCGATTGCAATATAGTAGTCACCCTCGTCAGGCTCTTCTCCAAAGCTAACCCAGTCTTCCTTAAACATCTCCGAACCACGGGCTTCAAACGACGCCATAAATTCCTGACGAAACGCATAAGACGACATAGAGCGTTTAGCAATGTCAATTTCGTCCGGGTCCAATAATGGATTGTCATAAGAAGTAAAGTGCCAAGCCTTGTACGTCGGATCATCGCCTAACTCCGCATATTTGTACAGTTCATAAAAGTGGTTTCTTCCCATTGGTGTGCCTATGAACATTGCACAGCCTTTTTGGTCAGCCAACGCAGGTCTTAGGATTTGCTCAAACACTTCTGGTTTCATGTCAGCATATTCATCCATTACCAAGAACTTAAGACTGACACCTCGCATTGTTTCTGGTCTGTCAGCACCTTTAAGGCTAATGGTTGCTCCGTTGACCAACTTGATTTGCAGATTATTAATGTGACTACCAGAAATAACAGGATGTCCCAGTTCCAAAAGGGTTTGCCACATAATATCTCTGGCTTGTCCTTGAGTAGGTGCGACGTAAAATACATGACCCTTACCTGCCTGTAATGCGTTAACAATTAACAACCAAGCAGCTAGTCTAGACTTACCTGTACGTCGTCCTGCCGCAACTATTTTAAACCGTGTGTCATCTCCCCAAACATCTTGCTGCCACGGAAGAAGTTCAATATCTAAATCCACTAATACGTCCACATAACGGGTGTTGTTCCGCGTGTATCAACGTGTATAAAGTCGTCTGCAATGCCTATTCCTGTAAATCCTAGTTCAATAGCCTTTGTTACCAGCTTAAGGCGAAACACGGCGTTTGTTATTTTTATATCCGCCGCGATGCCCTGAGCGTGAGTACCGGGTACTTCTTTCTTAGCCTCTATCGGATGCTCAGTTGGGTGTCTGAACCCACTGGTGATTGTGAAAGGAAACCCGCACTCTTCTCTCAACTGATCTATCTTCTCTAGGAAATCCTTTTCCATGTTGTTATGCCCAGTAACTTGACAATTAAACTCTGAAGGATCAAAATGCTTAAGATTCATCTACTACTTCTCCTTCAATGATTGTAGGTTGTTCAACGTCTACAGCACCAACACCGCTAATGTTGATCTGAATGGCACTCCTACCACCATCCTTAACAATATCCTTCTCAAAAGCCGCAACAGGTAGTATTCTGTCCATAACAAGCTTCCAAGCAGCCGCTTGATTCTTATGATCGTGGTCTAACGCAGCATCAAAGATGGTATCAAGCACCTTCCGCGACTTCGGGGATGCTAACATACGTGCTTTGTATTCGTTTATGACAGCAGCGTCACCCTTCGGGCGACCAACAGCGTTGCGACTTCCTTTTTTAACAGATGAAACATCACTTTTACGCGGTCTTCCACGCTTTCGGCGAGGAGGATTATCAACGTCTGACATACATACCTCTTTAAAGTCTCTTTAAAGTTTCGTTACCGTGCTTATATGTCATACATTTAATAATTATCATATAATATTTATCTTATACAGCGCGGTAAAGAATCTTTAAAGACATAATATACTATTTATTGTACCATACTTTTAGGGATTTGTCAAGCATTATTTTAAATAAGATTACATTGCCCTTTAAACTGTACCAGCACGGTCCAGATTCTGCACTGCGTATGTTATTGATTTATATGGCGTTTCTTGTTAGATAACTAGGGGTTGTTTTTAGGTCTAATTTGACTCTTTTTTGTATCTAGGTGGGTACTATAAACACATCACAGCTACATTTACCCTCCCCGGTGCCTTGTTCTGTATAGATTTGTGTTGTTCTTCGTTGATCTTTACTGTATCTCCGCACTGTCTGTTTAGATCTGCAAAGGTGAGGTGTGAGTGTCTAGGTTGGACCATCACAGGTACACTATAGACCTGTATAGATAAACAGTATTGACACTGTATCGTCATTATGTTAGGTCAGAGCATATTCATATCGTGAATGGTTTTGCATTTAAGTATTCAGAAATAAAATGAACAGGGTCTTGTATTCCTCAAAGCCTTCACCTAAAGTTATTGACATGGCGACGGGGAGCCACAATCCCGCGAGGCGCAATCCTCTCAGAACTAACCGGCTGTCAAAGCCCCTGCGCGGATGCCCGCAAAGGATCAGGCGAGTAACGTAAGACCAACCACGCCATCAGTGGGTTTTTAACGGTGGGCGTTGCAGCGAGTAAGTAGCGGTAGCGTGGGCGTACTGTCTGAGGGTATCCAAAGACACGTAAACGAACTACGGCAAACACTCAAACACACGGACGCAGACGACTCACCCAAACCGTAGCGAGTCACAGCGTGTTAGCAATGGGCAGACAATCCGGAGCGACTACGACACGCAACGTTAAAGCTACGGCAGAGGGTGGATCACTGAAGGGTATTCGCTGAGTATTCTTCACTGATTCACTAACGAGGGTTTGAGCTATGCAAACTTATGAAGATTATCAAGAAATCTCGAAAGCTTACAGAGAAACAAACGATTGCACCGTTCGTGGCCTAGCGTCTTTGTTTAACTGCTCTTACGGCTTAGCGCATCGCAAGCTTAAGAAGTGGGGAAGACCTCACAGACGCGGAGCGTCATGGAGTACCGTAGAGCGTGCGACTGAGGAGCTATCAAGAATAACCGGAAAGACTGTCAAGGTGGGCGGTTATCCGCAAATGTTAGCCAGCACAGCGAGGCTATACGGTCACAAAGCACTGACGATTAACCAGTTTATAAAGCAACATCCAAAGGGTGTGTTTTTTTTATCCATGCGCGGTCACGTCGCCACGCTTCGGGATGGTGTCTTGTATGACTGGACACAGGAAAAAGGAAAGCGCAAGTTAGTTACGGGTTACTATCGAATCAATGAGGGTTAAACAATGACAGAAGGACAGATGAAAGCAGAGATTGGAAAGATAAAAAACAGGCTAGACGCGCAAGAGCAGTTAAACAGGGAGCTTTTGCGACGCATTGAGATGTTAACCGAAGACGTGCGAACATTAACGACAGCGTTTATTAAACAGGAGACAGCGAAATGAACGAAGAACAAAAGAACATTTTAGACAGACTTAAAGCCACGTTAAAGGCTCGTAGCTTTGCGCGGACAAACGCGCTGATGGCGGTAGTTGAGGACGACCCTGTCGAGTTTCAACGCATCGCCAACATGCACGAAAGGATGCTCGATCACGCTGTGTTTTTGCTGGCTGACGAGATAAATGTTATTGATCCTAACGGCGGGTTAGTTAAAGGAGTTGTTTCACCGATAAGACAGGCAGCCGTTGACATGATAAGGGAGATTCGATAATGACATACGAAGAAGCAATGGAAGGTCACGCAGTATCGTTAAAGCAAGCCAAGGCGGAGGTGTTAGCGCATGGCATAGACTGGGCTGACTTTGTTGACGAGGTAGGCGATAAAAAGGTTTACTACTCGAACGAAATTCTTGAATGGTTAGGATACTAAGGAGAAACAAACATGAAAAACACAATCGACTACAACCATCACTGCCAGCTTGTTATTAACAACGACTATGATTATTACCAGCTAATGGTGGAGCATGTGAAGGAAGCTGATTCACGTGAGGACTTTATTGGGCGTTACGAGGGTATTGTAGGCAATCTAATGCTCAAAGGTATCAACGGATTACAGCGCGAGTTTCTTGTAAAATGTTTTAATCGAATTGACTTTGTAGAACTTGGCGGTGATTTTTATGATGAACATAAAGAGGAGGTGACAGCATGAACATCACACTAAACAAAAAAGAAAAGGAATTTGTAACGGCTTATTTTGAGGCGATGCACTGGACAGAAGAATGCGACGATAAATTGTGCGAGGAATTTAAGAGAGAACAAATTATTGAGTGTTTAGCGTTTTACGTCTCTGTTGAGTGTTACTTAAGTGATGACAACAGATCACAGGCAGGACATGATTTTTGGTTATCGCGTAACGGACACGGTACAGGGTTTTGGGATCGTGAAAGCGACGGATGTTACAAGCCACAAGTAGCGGACCTGTTACAACGTAAATGTGATTGGTTTGGAATGGTTGATGTTATTTTCGAGAACGGTGGACCTTATTATGACTGATTTAAAATACACAGCGTTATTTTGCAGGCGTGATTCAGATTACAAACGTCGGCAGCTTTGGGACGTTTACGACGCTGACAGGGACGCATTGACGTATGACGGTGACGGTCCGGTAGTTTGTCACCCACCGTGCAGGTTTTGGGGACGGTTAGGACACATGGCAGGTCGCTCAGGTAGCATGTCAGCGTCTCAGATAGCAAAAGAAAAAGGGCTTGCGCCGTGGTCTGTCGATAGAATAAGACGCGTTGGCGGGATACTTGAACATCCGTCAGGGTCAAAACTGTTTAACCATTTGCCAGCGATAGGCGAGACAGATTTTTATGGTGGTTATGTCATTGAGATTGACCAGTATGATTTCGGTCATGTCGCACACAAGAAAACAAAACTGTACATTGTAGGCGTAGCGCCTGAAGATCTGCCACCACTACCACCAAAAGACGACACGGTACACTACTGCGAGAAAGGTAAAAGACGAAGCATTGCGGGTAATGTTGCAGGGACTACACGTTGCACCCAAAAGCAAAGGGAGTACACGCCGGAAGGTTTGGTTGACTGGATAGAAAAAACACTTGACTTAATTAAGGAGCAGAAATAATGAACCCAACAATTGTTGACATTGTAGTTTTATTTAGTTTCGTACCTGTTTGGTACATCATCTTCAGCGTGTACGAACGATGGACAGACCCACGAGCGAGACGGAGACGACAACGCAAAGCACGATATAACAAACGCATGAAAGAGCTTAACAAACTTTGGAGAGCTTAGAAGCGTGACAAGTAAAAAGAAAGGCAAACAGTACGATTACTTCATGACTCAGCAGCAGATCGCTGACGCATTAGGTATCACACAGACGGATGTTAAACGAATCGAGAGCCGGGCTATTGCTAAACTCAGGCGGTCCGGTAAACTCGACAAATTCTTAGGGGCTAAAGATGGAATTTAATTTACTGTACTTTATCGCAATGATCTTTTCTGTCATCATCTTAACCGCATGGCTGACAATAGATAAGGAGAGGTGAACATGAAGCAACCAGACAACGATCATACAAAACACTTTGGCAACGACGGACCTGTCGGTAACGACGCAGAGATAATCGTGTACTACGAGCAGCACGGCCCAGCAGAGCCAGTGTTACGCATACCGTTCTGGTATTACAAAGAGGAGCTAGGAATGTTTGAACACTTTGAAGCGTCAGTACACCGAACAGCGAAGGCACTCAAGGAATCATATACGTACTGGCCTGAAGGTTACGTACACGTGCAGACAATTATCAACGACGAATATGTCAACATGATTTAGGAGGAGATATGCACATGATTGGTATTCATACAATATATATCATAGAGTTATACGACGACGTGTGGTCGCAGGTGTGGTCGATAGACTGTATTGAGCAAGCGAAGCACTACGTCCAAACAAAACGTGGCAATGGTAAACAATATCGAATTGTCAAGCATACAACGGAGGTTTTATGAACAGTGAAAGAGAATCATGGGAAGTATGGCACGACGACTACCAAGATTACTGGGAAGCAAAGGGAAATTACGCAGAGGAGTTTGAACAAGATGACATCGAAGAATATAAACGCTTGCGTGATGAAGAAAAGTAATGTTAGACTCTATGCAGAAAGCATAAAAGACAAACATTTTAATATTAACTTATAAGGTATTTATCCTATGAGTATCTCTAAAGAGAGAAAGATTTCAGAGCTTGTTGAACGACAGTTAGACTTGTTAACCATTACGGAAGCGTTGAACATAGCGGGTGGTTTCTTTTCTGATCTGTTAGAATCAATGGACGACGGTGAGATTGACGAACTGTACACTGACATGGGAGCTGGCAGACATGGCATTCACTGAGACACACCAGCCTTGCCCTGACTGTAACAGCAGTGACGGGTTAGCGTACAACGACGACGGCTCAAGTAAGTGTTTTGTCTGTGACGCATACACACCTGCCGACAAGGTAGATAAC